TGGGGCATATAATGGATTGGCACTTCACCCGGTATAATCTGTCGCATTGGTGGGCATTTGATCTCAACAAGTTTGCCAGATTCCGATACACCGTCAGGGCTTCCACCCAACCATTTATGGACAGGGTGTGGACATAACCCTATTTCGTGAACTACTTCATTGTGGCGTTGTTCGTAAAGAATGCGTGCTTCATCTTCGTATAACTCACCATGACGTGTAGCTGCGTTGCCGGTGAATTTTTCACCAAGTCCGCATTTCTTTAGAAGAAGGCCTTCGGGTGTGTCGTATTTATTCACACCGATTGCCGTCGCCGCATCACTTGCGGTGAGCATGTGTCCCCTTAGACTCAACCACTCTTCCGACTTTTGAGGAGCATACTCCCTTTCTATCAACTTGCGTATCTTCTCCAACATTAATTGTTTTAGAGTCCAACTGTTTAAGTAATATGCGAACGTGTTTTTGAGAATAAACACCCTTTTTGTTTTTTTTATCGTTTTTCGTAACACGTTTTTTGTATTCGTAGTTATCGGACATTGTTATAATGATTCTGTTGATTGTATAACTTAGGTGGATAAAAGAATGTTTTAGCCGCATTCTGTTCCGCCTGTTTCTTATTCTTAGCGAACCCCCTCCCCAAACACACACCATCGACAAACACGTCTATGTAAAAAACCCCATTCTCGTGATGACCCACATTATACACCGGTAGAGATAAACCGTTAGATTGACAATATCTCATGAGATGATCCTTGTAATTGTCATCTACCATGATAGAATCCATGTTCACAAACGAAGGATCGTTATATATGCGAAGTATAAATTCCTTTGCGTGGAGCAATCCCATATCCATATAAATTGCACCTATCAAGGCTTCGAATGCGTCTTCAAGAATTTTCGGGTTATGATTCCATTCATTTCTCATACCCTTTTCATCCATCTTGATCCACTTATAAAGCTCCATTTTAGTTGCGATTTTCGCCAAGGTTTCACCTCGTACAAGTTTCGTACGAGCTTTTGTAAGAAAACCTTCCTGTTTATCTTCGTATCTATCGTATAAAAATTTTGTAATAACAAAACCTAACACTGAATCACCGATGAACTCCAAAGTTTCGAATGAACCTGATAGAGTTTCATCTTCTTTGAGTGCGGATTTATGGGTAAATGCTCTTTCGTACAAATCCAAATTAGAGATTTTTGTACCAACGAGGGTTTCAATAGTATTTTTATCAACCAACATTTATATTATTATGAAGTATTTTTTTAAGCTTCTACCTTCGTGTAATGTGGACTTAGGTACTTTTGGAGGTTCAGGAAAGTAACCTGAACATCAGCGGGGGGTTGGAGAAGATCGCGAAGCTTCTGATCGAGAACAAGAATGCGTCCATTGTCGGGGTGCTTGAGTCCGTTATCCTTGACGTACTTGTTGATAGCACGAGTTACAAAGCTACGAGAAACGAGCTTGTCGGCGGGGAGGTCTAGGAAATCGCGGAGCTTGTCGGAAACCTTCTGCTCACGGTTAAATCCATTGTTCTTGGCGCGGTTTGCCGACTTCTCACCAGTGGGATCGTCAAGCTTAGCCTTAATCTTACGAACAATCTTAGTGAGAGACTTAACTTCGGCGCGGAGAGCGGTAATCTCAACAAGGCATGAATCACGGTTGCAGTTGGTATCAGTAGACATTATACAATGTATAGTCGTTAGATCTTTAAGTATGTAGTTATTACGAGTAAAATGAGTAGGAAAAGAATGAAGCGAACTATCGTGTAAATCGTGTACGAAACACCAAAACCATAAGGTTCTCTAGGTGTTATATCATTTGTGGAATTTGGACAACCACCTGGGCAGCAATTATCGTCGCACGTGATTATTATACCTTTCTCTCTGGTTCCACATATCTGATTCTTCCTAGGATCCGTACTACCTAAACTATCAGCGTAACACCTACAATCTCTCGTGTCTTCACAGGACCCCATGATTATAATGTCTATATATTATAATGGACGAAAAAAGTTACACTAAGTCTACGATCACCAAATTTATGAATGAAAATTTATTTTTCGGAGATGCTAAATTGAAAAAATATTACGAAAGGGATCAGGCAGGTGATGTCGCTAAGTTTAGGGCTCGAATGCGCTCTACACATTCTACTAAATCGTTTGAAAAGTTAGTATACGTTTTCGTCACGGATAATATAAGGGACATAATATTAGACACAATAGGTGAACTTACCACAGCGACGAAATCCATGGGAGATCTGATCGTCAGTGGAGGTGAAGCGTTTAACATGTACATGCCGTTCGATGAACGGGTAGTCACGAGCGATATCGACGCGAAATTTGTACCCCTCATACCAAACGATTCTAAGTACTTTGGTAAATTACAAGCGACAAAGTTAATTTTATGGGATAAACTTGGTGAAATAGCGAAAAGGATGAACGTGAAAATAGTAAATAGACTCAAATCTGTTAAGAGTAAAGTTTACAAATTCACGGGATTATCTTTCAAATCTACGGGTCCTAAAATTACACGAAGGTATACTCTCATAAAAAAGAAGAAAAATGGAAAGACTAACAAACCTTCCGCCAAGGATGTTTTCATAGATGTAGAATTATTCGCTTTAGACTTAAACGTTCGATGCTTTTCCCCCGATAAAAATAAGGTGGAAGATTTCGTGGTAGGTGGTATTTTGGACATCCCATTTATGAGACCTGATGAATTTGGTCATGATGTAGCACACACTAGGCAACGTGGTATAATTTATAGAAATGCTCTGACTGGGAAAATGATAAAGAATACATACATTTTGGTTGCGAGTAGAGAGTTCTTAATCGAAGATATATATCTCATGCATAAATTAAAATTGAGACCAGAAAAAAAGGAGAAAGATAGGCAACGTCTCGTAAAACTCGGTAAACTCTTTAATAAAAATATAAAATCATCGGATAGTATTGAAGCTATATTTAAAAAGGTTTCACCTAAACTAGCCAAAATTAAAACGTTGAAGAAACGCGTGGGTGTCGTTAATATGAAAAAAGCTACCCGTGTTAACCCTGTTAAATACGATACGTACACGAGCATACCACCCGAAGATCGTCTATCTAAACAAATTGTACACGGTCTCAAAGCCGTGAGTGCCAATAACAATATAAATGGATATGAGCGTAGTCATGGTAATCAGCGATTTAATTTGAAAAACTACAAGTGGAAGAATGTAAAATCAAACGCATACGTTAAGAATGAATTCAATTACAGGCCAGTACAAGCTAAGAATATTCCTAAAAATTTACAGATGAATAAAACGTTATATGGTTTCAATCCCAGGAGGGATAGTTGGATGTCTAAATCATTGATCGAACGTGCTTCTAAAATACCCTATATAGGTTTAAAGAAATGAGACGTTCAAAACGTATAAAATGATTTACGACAAGATTACCAAGGGAGATGACGGCCTTCGCCACGTTCGAGCGTTTTCAGATGAGCGCAAGCGAAACTTTCTTCAACTGGAGGATGTAAAGATCGTCGATATTTCTCACGATTTTGTTTTTGAGTCTTCTTGTTCCAAACCTTTTGACGAGCTTCAGGAAACCAACGTCGCCAACGCTGTTGTCAACAGCGAGGAATGGTTTGGTCGAGCACTTTCTGAGCAAACCTTACGCCGCGCGTACTCCAGGGAAGGTGCTATTTCTGCCGAACGTCTAGACACTACCAAGGTTTTTAACTCCAAGAAGGAGGTCGTAGATTACGATACTTTGAAGGAGGATATGGATTGCTCCGTGGTGGTAGAATTTTCTGGACTTTGGTTTGCGAAGAAGGCTTTCGGTCCCACTTATAATATTGTCCAGGTCAAACTTCATCCCGAACCTGAACCTGAACCTGAGAAGGATGAAAACAATTTTGACGAATCATATCCAGAAGACTATATGTTCGAGGATCGTGAGTAAAAAAAAATTATCAGTATATATAAAACATGATGAAGAAGATTTCTCCTCGTACGGCAATGATGGTAGTCGTCGCGGCACTTGTCGTCTACGCTATATACACTCAGACCATTGGC